GGCTCGCCGTACTCCTCGTTTCGGTCTGCGTTAATTAGGCGCTTGGCTTCATCTAGCGGTAGATCTCTGGGTTTAGATGCCACGAAGATACCCCATTTTCACCATATCAATTTCTAACTCTGTCGCCTTACACTTCAGCTCGACCATGCGCTCTTTCTCGTGGCGCAACTTTGTCTTTGCCCTGTGGATGTCGTCGATATTCGTTGGGTCTAAAGCCTCAAGACGTTCGTAGATACTTTCGATCTCGGCTTCTTTTCTAATGATGCCCGTTCGGGCGTCACTAAGTTCTTTGAATTTTTCCATGAAACTTATGCCTTCTGTGTAGGTCTGAACATTTCATACTTATCACAGGCATCAAGTGCTTCTCGTCCCGTTAGTTTACATGTCCATCCACCATTTTTATTGGCGAAACTGTGCTCGCAAAATTGGCAGGCGGGGCTAACGTCTGGGATATTCCAACAGCTTTCCCTCTTGAAGCACGACTTGCAACGCCAGTCTTCGGGTGCCGCTGAGACGCGCACCGCCTGCCCATCAAGTGCAGCCTGTATCTTTACGTACATTGTGTCCCATTCTTCTTGGTCGAATGAAACGATCTCCGCGTGATATTGAGAGTTGTTTTTGTTGTACGCAACGAACAGACTACGCTCGATCCTAAACATCGCCATCATCATTTGCATCTGGCGATAGTATCTTCTGTGAGACGACTTGACCCCTGTGGTCTGGAACTTCTTGAAGTTCGCATCATTCATGGATTTGATTTCAAGAATGGCTTGACCCGATCCATCTTCGAAGTCCACCAACCCATCAGAGTGACAGGATACGTGGCCATTGAGCCACTCCCTGCGGTGCTGACGGCCAGTCATGTCGTCTTTCTCGTACACCCTCAAGTCTGCACGTTTCTTCAGATCGAATACGACCCAATCCTCGATGCGGTGCCCTGCAAAGAAGATCCGTTTTAGTTGTGGGTCTGGAGCTACGTCAGGGAACCCGCGAAGAGACAGGGACATTTGTGCGATACAATCTGTCCCTGCCATGGAGGCACCGATGTAGCATCGGGCCTCTCCACGACTTTCGTTGGCGTAACCCTCGTCGATGTCCGCAACTAGCTTCTTTGCTATGGGGTGTACTGGGTGCATTAAAACGGGATCTCGTCGTCCAAAGGTTTCGATGCGGCTGCCTGATCCTTTTCAGCGGGTGGCGCGAAGTGGTAAGAAACCTTTGCTTGGTTCTTGCCGTTGTATTCTTCGTTCTTCACGTTGATGCCAACAGTCTTTCCTTTGAAGTACGCTGGCGCTGGCGCTTCTTTGCCATCGTGACCAAGCGTCAACAGAAGTTCTTTCAACTGCTTCCTTCCAACATCAGTCGCAGCAGGAGAGCCGCCGTGATACACGTATATCCACTGACGAATAGACCCGTCCGTGTTGTCGTACGAGAGAACAAGGCGGGCAGTATTTTTCGCATCGTCTTTTTCTACAGCCGCGTCTGTAATCTTCACAACGTGGCGACCCATACCCAGTATGCGGGTTGTTTTAACTTCGACACTGGATAAGTCCATGCCTTCTAAGCCCATGAAATCACTCATTAGGTTTTTCTCCTTGGTAGTTTTTATATTCAGCATCAGTCATATAGATGCGGCTAAGTAATTCGGTAACGTCGTCAACCTCTTCGAATGGTTTAAGGCGACGGTGCGGGTCACGAACTTTGCCGTGCCACCCATTTACGTTGTCGGTGATTAAGTATCTGCGAACAGATACCTTCCCGCCTTGCTCAGATGTCTTGCGTACAAGTGGGAACACATTGTCGTATAGGGCAGGGATCAATCGCTGCACCTTCTTCTGAACCATCATAGGCCAGTAGTTTGTCACGCCGTTGTCGTCGTTCTCTTCGTTGGCTAAGGCGGTGATCAATACGTGCATCGGTAGATCGCGAACCCATTTCAATGCGAACGTAATCTTTCTTTCGTACATGCCCCACTTCTCAAAGCCGTTGCCCGAACCAGACATCTCAGCCTCGACATCAGAGAAACATTTCTGACTAAGCTCAGTCGCACTGTCGATAGCAATCCACTTGTAATCCTGCGCTCTGAAATCATCCGAGTTAATGTACTGCATCAGATCCTTGAAGGAATACTGGTCGTCCTTTGGCTTCCGATCAAATGTCGAGAAGGGTAAGTAGTCGATGGACATATCACTAATAGATGATAGCCCACTTTCGCCACTTAGTATCAGTCCCTTGCCATACCGCTTTGCGTAGTTAGCGCATTGCGTTGTCTTGCCTGATCCATGTGGCCCATAAACGAGAGACTTCGATGCGGACGCAACCGAAGTATCGTTGGTTTTTAGAGGTGTGATTTTCATGTCTGAACCTTGATTGTGGGTGAGCCGCATTCTATGGTTAGTGCTTGCTTCAGCACTTCCCTTACGTTGTCGGGAGCGGCTTCGTACTTCTTCCGATCAACGAGGAAACTTTGGTTGACGCACTCAGGAAGACCAGCAACCTCGAATGTATCTTTCAACAACTTTTTATCCCATGACCATTTCTCGGGAACCTTGATCATCAGAGTACGCCCGTCGTCCATTTCAATGGGGTATTCGCCAGCTTCTTGAGGTAGATCGCCAAGGAGTATTGCTTTAAGGTAGTCCAAAGATATTTTAACTTCTTCGCTTTTTGCCAGTAAGTTAGCGTAGGTAGCGGCATTCTCGCGCAACCTGTCTGCCTTGGGGTGCTGCGGTATGGTTAATAGAGTATCTCCGAATATCATATCGTCCATGATGTTTATCCTTGAATATTGACGATCTATTTTAAGATCAAAGGTTGTGCTGTAGTAGTGTATATGATACATCCTTGAGCATTACAAGAGGAAAACAAAAAAAATGCACTTCGATATACAAAGATTGATCGACGATCTCGGTGGAGCGCCCACCGTTGCTAAGTCGCTAGGCATCTGTCGTACCACGCCATATGGCTGGGTACGCAGAGACTTTGTTTCCTCCACTTACCTGTCAAAAATCAAAGAGGTATGGCCATTGCTTGACCTCGATCAATACTTCACGGAGGAAAGAAACTATGGAGATACTAGACGCAGCGCTAGAGTATCTTGACCGAGGCTGGGCTGTCATTCCGATTAGCCCAGACACTAAAAAGCCGCTCGTAAAGTGGGGCCATTACATAGACCAGAACATTATGCCGACCGAGCAAGAGGCATACGAATGGTTTGATAGGTGGCCCAACGCAAACATTGCGCTTCTTACTGGTGAGATGACAGGTCTTGTTGTCGTCGATTGCGACAATGAAGGGGCTGTAAAGGAAGCAAGGGATCTTGGCTTGACGCGCACACCCGTTAGTGTGCGTACCAAGAAGGGCTGGCACTATTACTTCGAGTTCCCGAAAGGGTCTGACTGGATAAAGAATAGAGTTGGGTCTGATGGAAATAGTAAAGAGTGGCCTCGCGTTGACGGGTTAGACTTGCGCGGAAGTAAGGGGTATGTCCTTGCGCCGCCGAGTAAGAACTACGAATGGCGGGTGGCCCATGGCAACGACTTCGACGACATCCCTACTTACGCAGCGCCGAAGCTCACTGCGGAGGTATCGAACGTCATAGACTTCAATTCCTTTCGGTTAGAAGGAATGAGTTTAGAAGACATTCATGTAGATCAACCGATCTGGAACCGCACTGAAGAACTTGTTTCTCGTATCGGGAAGCTGCCAGATGGAGGCGGCAACGGTAGAGATGATCGCCTTTATAAATACATATCGTCCTTGGCGGGGCAGGGCGAGACAGTTGATGAACTTGTAGAGGGCGCTGGCCGTTTCATGGATGCGTTCTTTCAAAACCACATTGAAGAGAGCAAGGTTAGGCAGATGTGCGAACGAGCTTGGAGCACTGAAAGCTCTGGGTCAGAACTGTCAGCCAAGTCGAAGGCACCCGAAAAGCCGCCATCGTACAAGCCGATTACGACAAGTGACCTCGACGAACTGCAAAGTTACGTAGACAACATGAGTTTCTTTATCGACCCGATTGCTCCAACGTCAGGTACAATCATACAGGTCTTTGGATATTCTGGTCACGGCAAGTCAATGTTCGTTCGTAATGTATTGTACGCGGCATCTTCGGGTCAGCAGAGGTTTGGGCCATTCGACATTAACGAGAAGTCTAGGGTTTTGTACTTTGACTTCGAGAATAGTAGGTCGAACGTGGCCAAGTTCCTAGACAGATCCAAGCGCAGCTTCGGTGATGCGGGTAATGACTTCATGATATGGGCACCGTTCCATGATCAGCGCGACATGAACTTAATGAACGAAGCTGGCATCAAGAACTTTGAACAGTGGATCAAGGCCACGAAACCCACGCACGTTGTGATCGACACAATCCGATCAGCGTTCCCAGGTCTGCAAGAAAACTCTGCCGAGCAATGGGGGTACATCAACCAGCTATGTCTAAAGCTACGCAACGCGGGTCTGTGCGTATGGCTTCTGCATCACAGTAACAAGCCAGGTGAAAGCGGCACGTCAGGTCGTGAAGCGGGTAGCTCTAATCAGTTGACCGTACTTGAAACCCAGATCAAGGTCACACAGGTGTTCTGGGATCAGGAAACGGCAGACGTAAAGGCAGGCATCTACGAGGGTAGTATTACCGCAAGTCCATTTGTGGACATGAATGTTGCTGCGGAAGCCGAGGGCAGGCGTATAGATGTCATGATGCAGTTGCGGTATGGCAAGGTACGTGAGTGGTCAGACGTTCACGAGCCTGTATATAATATAGCCTTCACCTCTTCGACAGAAGACGACACTGTATCCATCATGTCACCAAGGACAGCGAGACAGAGAACCATGACCTTTGCTCAAGAATGGACAGACGCCTCTGGCGCAGTGAGACCACCCCTCTCTGACATAGAGATAGCAAGTCGGGTAGGTCGCCCCGTGTCTACTATAGCTGAGTGGACTGAAAAAATTAGAGCTACATCAGCCCCGTCATGGGCAGCTAACTCTCAATAAAAAAAACCCTCGACGTAGTTAATACCTAGCGTCGAGGGAGTTCTGTCTGGGAGAAAACAGTTTAGTGTAACAACTAAAGTTTAGCACCAAGACCAAAAAGTTTGCAACAAAAATCTACATTAGCTTAGATAAAATACCGAAAAGACTTTCGTACATTTGTTCGTACCCGAGGCGATAAAATCGCTGCTCTCTTTGTCTTTGTCCTGCTCTCATACGAAGTAATACATTACTTCGTATTCGCTTGCAGTCGCCTACATCGCTTGCGATTTTATCGTCTTTGTCGGAAATGTCAATAGGTACGCATATATTTTTTACCACCTAAAGTTTACACTAAGTTGTGCATATGTTACAAGTCGAGACATGTTTACGCAAGAAACGGTAACGAACGCGATCATGTCAAGAAAAATCAAGTTACCTGATCAAGAGGTGACTTGGCTCCGAAAGCATCACAATGACTTCACTCACAAAGAATTAGCTGAGAAGTATGAGGTGTGCTTGGACACGCTGAAGAGATTACTCATGCGGCTTGAACTTCAATACTTTCCAGGTGCCAAGTATCAGATCAAGCCTACTCCCGAAAGCTGGAGCAGACCCTGCATATTTTGCGGGTGCAATGAACCTCGCCCTAAGAACCAGTACAGATGCGATACCTGTGTAGACCGTGAGGGAGACGCCGAGCGCGTAACCCTTGAGCAACATCAACAGACGCAGGCTCGCAAGAAGCCTTACAAGCCAGAGGTTCCTTGGTAATGGGCAATCCACAGAAGAGAAAAGGCGACAAGTACGAAGTCGATTTGGCGAAGTGGTTCAACGAGAACATCTTCAATGAAGAGCGTTGCCAACGTGCCCCTCTCAGTGGTGGCGGTAAGATAGGATTGCAGGCTGGCGGTGCTGATATACTCGGTACGCCAGACGTGTTCATCGAAGCCAAGCGAGTAGAGAGATTAAACGTACGAGATGCGATGCGCCAAGCAGAGCGCAACATAGACCAGACAAAATCTCCCGAAGCCCCCGTAGTCGTGACGAGACGAAATCAAGAAGCACTAGACGACAGCCTCGTAGTCATGCGCCTCAAGGATTGGCGTCACATGTACGCAGCTCTTCTTGAAAAGCGAGGGTTCTTGTGAAGGTTCTGTTCTTACTTATCTGGTTTCGTGCAGTACCAGATGTGGGTGTTAGCTATCATCACTTAGGTTCGTTCGACAATGAGACTAAGTGTATGACAGAATTACGTATAGCTTCTGTCTTGGTGAACGACAAACTGGAGACAATAGAATGTATCCAGGTTCAAGTGTACAACTAAGTCACCTCCGAATGTAGGTATGTGTCCTACAACACCATATGCAAAGGACGACACTCTCGTACGAAAGCATTATTTTATTTCAATGGCACGTAGATCAAGCCCAAATTCAAAACGCGGTCGAGCAGCTAAGTCTGCGCGGCAGAAAATATTACGTACACCCAAAACTACCGTGTCGGTTAATGGAGTTGTACGCCGTGGCAGTAGCCGAAGTAATAGCCCTCGCAAGCGCAGCTAACTCTGCTTACGCAGTTATCAAGAAAGCTGTATCAAATGGTCGTGAGTTGTCTTCCGTCGCTTCATCTATAGGCGTGATGCTAGACAGCGAGACCAAGTTAAAAGACGCCAGCAAGAAAAAGAGTTCCCCTTTCACCAACCTTCTTGGCAAGGGTGCATCAGACTTCGAAGCCTTTCAGAAACTTGAAGAGATGAAGGACAACAGAAATTCCCTTCGCTCAATTTGCATGTTGTATGGAAAGCCAGGGACTTGGGAACGCTTCGTACAGTTCGAGGCCGAGGCAAGACGCAAGAGAGCGGAAGCTCAGAAGCGAGCTGAAGAAGAGGCGGAAAGAAGACTGGTCATCATTTCGTATTGCATCGCTGGCCTCATCGCCACATCGGGTTTCGGTGGCTTTGCTTACTATGTCCTTTGGTACAAGGGGGTCGTGTAATGTATGTGATGGTAGTCCTCCTAATAATGGGTAGTGAGTACAAGATACATGCGGCTCCCTTGCTGTTTGAAAGCCACAGCTCGTGCCACAAAG